CCCGCAGCCTGCTGGGCGACCAAGGCGACAAGCTGGCGGCTGTGTGTATGCACTCCAAGGTCTATTACGACCTGGTTGAGCGTCGCGCTATTGACTACGTGACCGAGACCGACGCACGTCTGACCTCAAGCGTCACCGACTTCGTTGGCGGCAGCATTGCCAATGCTTACGGCAATCCCACAGTCCCCACCTACATGGGCCTGCGCGTGATCGTGTCGGACGACGTGCAAACCGACGGCAGCGGCAGCTCGACCGAGTACGCCACCTACTTCTTCACCCAAGGAGCAGTGGCAAGCGGTGAGCAGCTCGCAATGCAGACCGAAACCGACCGTGACATCCTCGCCAAGAGCGATGCCATGTCGATCGACCTGCATTACTGCTACCACCCCGTTGGCGCTAAGTGGGGCGTGACCACCACCAACCCGACCCGCGCTCAACTGGAAACCGTCGGCAACTGGTCGAAGGTGTACGAGCTGAAGAACCTCGGCATCGTGCGCGCCACCAACACCTCCAACTTTGATTGAGGTAACTAACCATGGCACAACCTTCCCAGTTTGAACTGTCAACCGAGCAGTATCTGGTTGCTACCCACTACATCGCCTCTTCGGTGGCTGATGTGCAGTTCTACACCGCTCCGGTGAAGTGCGAAGTGGTTGCAATCCGTGAGGTGCACGCCACCGCCGGTAATGATGGCTCTGATGTCACCGCTACGATTCGTCGTTGCCAAGGCACTGAGGCCGCCACCGCTGGTGATGACCTGCTTGGCACCACCAAGATCAACCTCAAGGGCACTGCTCTGACCGAGCAGGCTCCTGCTCTGACCAGCACCACCGCCAACCTGACCCTGGATGCAGGCGACCGCCTGTCTCTGGATGTCACCGGCACCACCACCACCCTGGCTGGTGTGATCGTCACCGTGCTGCTGAAGCGCGTCTGATGGGGCTGTTCGCTTTTAGGCGACTGCGTGATCGTGAGGCTGCCTCTACGGAGGTGGCCTCTCTTTCTATGCCAGAGCCCACTCCTACACTGACCCCAGAGGTGCAGACAGATGGCAGTAGTAATCGACGCAACAGCGGGCGGCGCAAACGCCAACAGTTACCTGACGCTGGTGCAAGCGCAGGCGATCATTGACGGGTTCGTCGAGGACGCTGACGTGCAGCATTGGAACAGCGGCAACACCGACAGCCGCAACCGGGCACTGTTCACCGCAACGCAACGGCTAGACCGTGAGCGGTTCCTTGGCGCACGAGCGACCGATACGCAGGCGCTGCAGTGGCCCCGTACCGGCGTGCGCAAGCCTGACACCTATATCAACACCTACGCAGTTGGGTTTCCGTTTCGCATTACGACGGATTACTTCACCGATACCGAAATCCCGCATCAGATCAAATACGCGCAGGCCGTGCTGGCGGTGTTCCTGCATAACAACACCAGCGCATTGGGGCTAAGCGGACTTGAGGACTACAAAAACGTCAAGATCGGCAGCCTTGACGTGACGCCCAATCTTGGCTACGGCGCTGTCGGTGCAGATAAGGTGCCGCCGCTGATGGAGCGCTACCTGACAGGGCTTAGAATCAGTGGACCAGGCAATGTTGCCATCCGCAGGAGCTGACCATGGGTTACAAGTACCCCGGCGCTGAGTTCATCGACGACACCGCAGCGCACGCTGGCCGTTTTGGCAAGATTGTTGCGCTTGAGGATTCGGTGATCGCCAGCCTGACCGCAATGGACTACACCGGCAACACGCTGAGCGCTATCCCGCTGAATGCAAGCTGCGAAATGGACGGCGTGTTTACCAGCATCACACTGACCAGCGGCACTGTCATTGCCTATAAGCTCTGATGGCACTTGCTGCATCGCTACAGAACGTTGCCAGCAAGATCATGGCAAAGCTGGGCGGTGAAGTAACGATCCGCCGTGTTGCGCTGAGCAGCTACAACACCACCACAGGTGCAGTTACCGAGACCAATACAGACGTTGGCATCAGGGGCGTGCTGGAAGATGTCACCGTGCGCGAGGTAAACGAACTGGTGCAGGCTGGCGATAAGCGGCTGATCGTGGCGGCAAAGGACCTAAACGGCACAGCGCCAACCACGGTTGACAAGGTGCTGATCAACAGTGTCGTGCATCAAATCATCCGCATCCAGACGATCGAGCAGGACAACACCGCGATCACCTACGAGATGATCCTGAGAGCATGAGCAACCTGCCCATCCGCGATATTGGCAAATACATGGGCGACCAGCTTGAAACGCTGCTGCGCGTGACGGTGCTGGAGGCTGACAGCAGGCTTAAGTTGCAAAGCCCTGTTGATACTGGCAGGTTCCGCGCTAGCTGGCAGGTTGGTGAGAATGCAGCGCCAGGTGGCATTGCGCCAGAAGGGCAGTTTGATACAGGCAAAACTTTCAAGACATCCAAACGCGGCAGGAGCACTCAAGAGGTGTTGCCTATTCAAAGACTTGGCTACGGCCAAGAGCGCGTAGGCAACTACTACAGCGTCCACAACAACCTGCCATATGCTGAGCCGCTGGCGCAAGGCCACAGCCCGAAGGCCCCGGCAGGATGGGTAGACCGTACAGCCCGTGAGATGCAGCGTTTCGTAGACCAGAATTGGGAGCGCATCAGGAGGCAAGGCTGATGGCTGCTGTCAACCTCAATACCATCCGCGCCACCATCGAAGCACGGCTTGCCACCGAACTGGCACTAGCGCCAGCAATCCCGGTGGTGTTCCATAACCAGCCTTATGTGCCAACGCCAAACAGCTCATGGGTGCAGTGCCTCGTCAGCTTTGGCGCTACTGATTACCTGACCATGGGCGGCACCACCGGCAGCAGCAACAGCGTGATCGGTGTGGTGGCAATCAATATCTTCACGCCTAAAGGCGTCGGACCTGGCGCTAACCTGACGATTGGAAAACGCATCCGGGACCTTTACAATAGAGCCATAGTCAGCGGCGTTCATTTTGACCCGCCGATCGGACCCGAGGTAGTGGCTGCGCCAGCACCGGAGGGTTTCTTCCAAACACAGGTCAGACTGACCTTTGAAACCTTCGAGGATCTCTAGCCATGGCTTTTTACCGAGGGCAGCAAGGCAGCGTCAATTTCGACGATGCTGGTTCGACCGCTGCAACAATCACCAGCACCCGGTCGTGGTCGCTGACCGTTGAAAAAGAATCGCTTGACACCACTGCACTGGGCGCCACTTACCGCGCTAATGTCGGCGGGCTGATCAGCGGCAGCGGCACCTGCGAGGTGCTCTACACCGCCAGCAGCAGCGACGAGACCAACGTGTTCATTGAGCACGTCAATACCACAAGCGACGAAGGCGGCGCACTGTTTGAGCTGTATCTTGACACCACTGGCACCAAGAAGATCAGCTTTGATGGCGTGATCACTTCGGCTGAGTATTCGGCTACCGTGGGTGAAATCGAAGTCATTACCATGAACTTCGTCACCAACGGCGCCATCACCCTGGACATCTGATCATGGCTTTTTATCGTGGGCAACAAGGCACGGTCTTTTTTGACAAGGCTGGCAGCGGCGGCCTGTCCGAGATCGCTGCTGTGCGGTCTTGGAGCATGACCGTTGAGAAGGAGTCGCTGGATGTCACTTCGCACGGCGCCACCTACCGCGCCAACAATGGTGGCCTGATCAGTGGCTCTGGCACCATTGAGGTGATGTACGACGCCCCCGGCGCTGGCGATAAGCTGGACCTTATCAAGGATGCCAACCAGACCACCGACGAGGCCGACGCAGCGGTTGAGTTGTATCTGGATGAGACCGGCGGCAAAAAGATCACCGGCACCATCGTGGTGACAAGTTCCGAATACTCCGCTACGGTTGGCGAGCTTGAGATCGTTACGATCAACTTCGTCTCCAGCGGAACCCTTACCCTTAGCATCTGATGCCCGCCACGCAACGCCCGGTTGACTTGCTCGCCGGTGCATTTGATCTCAACCAGCGCCGTAAGTTCAGCATCAAGAACGATGCTGGTGATACGGTGCTGGACCTTTACTTTAAGCCGATTACCCGCGCAGACCGCAAGCGTGCCACCACGCTGTCCGGGTCTGATGAGGCGCTGGAGATCAGCACCTACATGCTGTGCCAGATTGCTGAGTTGGAGGACGGCAGCAAGGCGTTCGCACCGGCTGATGCAGTCAAGCTGCAACGCGAGCTGCCTGAGCGCGTGCTGAACGAGCTGGAGCTGTTCCTGTTTGGCCTTGGCGATGGTGCTGGCATTGAGGAAGCAAAAAAAGGCTAGGCCAGGACAGCCTGCTCTTTTTTGAGTTCTTCCTGGCCACTGAGCTTGGCATGACGGTCAGCCGGTTACGGACTGAGCTGACCGATGCCGAGTTCATCCATTTTGCAGCGTTCTACGAGATCAAAGGCGAACGCGAGAAAGAGGCGATGGACAAAGCCCGTCGCCGGTAAACTGGTGCCATGGCAGTCTCCAACGTTGAGCTAAGGGTTGACTCGCGGCAGGCGGTTAATGCGCTGCGTGATGTCAACCGTGCATCGGCTCAAACTGACTCAGCTATCAATAAGCTGCAGGGCACGATCGGCAGGCTTGCTGGAGCATTTGCCGCTATCCAAGCTGCAAAATTTGTTTTTGTTCAAGCTGCTGAGATTGAAAGCCAGACGCGCAGCCTGCAGGTGCTGACTGGCAGCGCTAAGCAAGCGAAACAGATTGTTGAAGAGCTGCAGCAGCTCGGCGCGGTAACGCCATTCACCAGCACCGAGTTAATTGATGCAGCAAAACGCCTGCAGGCATTCGGCGTTGCCGCGAGTGATGTTGTAGAAACAACCCGCCGGTTGGCTGATGCATCTGGCGCCACTGGCGCAGAGCTGCAAGGCTTGGTGACGGCTTACGGTCAGGTGCAGGCTAAGGGTCGGCTGCAAGGCGAGGAGCTGTTGCAGTTCCAAGAGCGTGGCATCGCGATGCAGCAAGAGCTGCGCAAGATGTATGGAATGACCGGCGATGAGTTCCAAAAGGCACTCAGCAAAGGTCAGATCAGCGCTAAGGCTGTTGAGGTAGCACTGCAGCGGCTCACCAGCGCCGGCGGCAAGTACGCCAATGGTGCCATTGCGCAAAGCGATACCCTTAACGGCAAACTATCAACGCTGCAGGATTCTTTCCAGAGACTGGCGCAAAATATCGGTAAGTTTTTTGAACCCGTTTTTAAGTTTTTACTAGATGGCATTAATGCCTTTCTAGAGAGGGTCAATAGTGCCGCTGCGCTGCAGGCACAGACTAGGGCATATCAGCAAGCCAGTGAAAGGACTAGGACGCGTTTTGGCGCAAGGGTTATGAACCCTTTTGACACTGAAGTCCAGCAATATAGGCAGCGACTTGAAAAATCGCTTGTCAGAGCAGAGATGGGTACTGTCGCGCCAGCATTTAAGGCGGGCGGACCGGTTGGTGGCGCGCCTGCATTGCTGACACCAACTAGCGGTGCGGGCGGCAAAGGCGCTGCCAATAAAGCAGCCCGCGAGGCCGAACGCGCTGCAGAAGCTGCCGCCAAGGAGCAAGAGCGCGTTGCGCAAGTTATTCGTGAGCGGTTAGCAGAGGGTCAGATTCTGCAACTGCGATCAACTATTCAAGACAAGATTGCTGCTGCTGAGGCTGCGGGCGACAAGCAGCTTGCAGTACGCCTCAAGGGACAAGAGAAAGAGCTGGACATTCAGTACCGCTACGCGCAGGAGTTGGCCAAGGAGAAAGACATCAGGGCGCAAGAGGCAATCATCTACGAAGGCAACACGGCGTTGGTAGCCAATCAGCGCGAAATCCAGCGCGAGCTAAATGAACTGCAGCAAGAAAGTGCCGTTAATCAGATTGCTGCACTTGAAAGGCAAGTCAATTTGCAAGCTGAATTAACCGATGGGCAAAGGTTACAGCAAGAGCTAGGAAACGGCATTGCAAATACCATCGGTCAAGGTATGACATCAGCGTTCGATGCGTTGATTCAAGGCAGCGAAAGTTTTAGTGCCAGTCTGCGGCGCATTGCATCAGGCGTGCTGGTTGATATCGCACGGCAACTGATTCAGATTTACATCATTAACAAAGCGATCAGCGCTATCGGCAACCTGTTTGGTCCCAAGGCTGGCGGGCTTTCATACTCAGGTGTTAGCGGCAGCGCGCTGAGCACATCAATGCTGTCGGGTAATTTCACGGCAACGCCCTTTAGCACAGCCGGAATGGGCCTATCGTTTCGCGCCAACGGCGGCAGCGTCCGTGCTGGGCAGCCGTATGTGGTTGGCGAGCGTGGCCCTGAGCTGTTCATGCCAGGACGTAGTGGCGGCATTGCACCGACCGGTAGCTTTGGCGGTGGTGTGAACGTGGTGGTCAATGTCGATGCAACTGGCAGTAAAGTGCAAGGCGACCAAGGGCAAGGCGCTCAGCTTGGCCGTGTCGTGGCCAATGCTGTGCAGGCAGAATTGATCAAACAGAAGCGCCCAGGAGGATTGCTCGCCTAATGGCTACATTCCCAGCGATCACGCCGTCGTATGGCGCACAGAAGACTAGCCAGCCACGGGTCCGTAACGTGCAGTTTGGTGATGGCTACGCGCAACGGCTGCGGTATGGACTGAACCAGGACCCCAAGCAATGGGACCTGACATGGCAGAACATCACCGAGACCAACGCAGACACGATCGAGACATTCCTAGAGGCACGCGCTGGCGCTGAATCGTTCGATTGGACTACACCAGACGGCAGCACCGGTAAATGGATCTGCCAGCAATGGACCAAAGTGATCCCATACCTGAACCGGGCGACGATCACCGCAACATTCACGCAAGTGTTTGAACCATGAGCGGCGAACTATTCCGGGAGCTAATCAGTTCAAACCCTGCGGCGATCATCGAGCTGTTTGAGCTTGAGCTGATCCAGAAGATCCATGGCAGCAATACGGTTTACCGGTTCCACAATGGCGTCAATGGCACGCTGACCAAAGGCGATGTCTACTGGGGCGGCAACAATTACATGGCCTTCCCGATCGAGGTGGGCGGGTTTGAGTACAGCGGCAACGGGCAACTGCCACGGCCCAAGGTCAGGGTGTCAAACCTGTTCGGGTCGATCTCGTTGATCCTGCTGGATGTCAACGCCTACACAGTGGGCAACGATCTGACCGG